GACTTTGACTGCTGTGGCCATACCGTGTGCAGCCAGTGTGCGTGATCCTGTTGTGCCAGTGCCTGTCAAATACATGGTATCTGTGGTAATGGCAATGGTAACTGTGCTGGCACTCGGTCCAGCAATAAATGTTATTGTGGTTCCTATTGGATATGCCACTGATGTGGCTGCTGGAATAGTCAATGTCTGACCCGAAGTGTTAACATAGATATGTTTGCCCGCATCACCAATTACCAGTGTGGTAGTGGTAGCACTTTGTGGTATGCCCATGTAACCAACACTGGCTGCAGTGCTGGCAGTGGTAGCAGCGGCAGCAAGCCCAGTAAATGAAGTGGCTGCAATACCAATGTTAGCTGTCCATAGGCCTGTAGAATTCACATAATTAAATGTCTTGTCTGTAGTACCTTTGAGTGTTATACCACCACCGTCGGCAGTGACATCTGTGGGAGACGCAATTGAACCTAATTCTATATTTTTGTCATCTACTGTGAGTGTGACAGCGTTTATGGTAGTAGTGGTGCCGTTGATAATTAAATCACCACCGATCGTAACTCGACCGGTCACAGATAAATCATTTTCTACAGTGACATCTGAACTGAATCTTGTTGCAGGAGTAACAGTAATTGCTGAACTATCAGCACTGTCAATCAATGTTGTAAAGATGTTACCAGTAATATTTCCAATTACATTACCAGTTAGATTTCCAATTACATTACCAGTTAGATTTCCAATAAATCCGCCTGCGGCTGTAACAACTCGATCAATGGCATTGACTATAACTGTGCTGTCATCTCCGAATACTGATCCTTTCAAATCAAACACTGGATTCACCGCAATGGTCAATGTGTCTGTACCAACAGTCTTAGATAATGCAATGCCTAATCCGCCGTTGATATTAAGTACGTCACTGACAGCGTCAGCCTGTAATCTGTTTATGGTATCACCGTCAACTTGAATTTGTGTAAATGCATTAACAGCAGGAGCTGAGTTTGTGATAGTTACATCGCCTGTGGCAGCATCAGCGGATACTGTGATACCCACACCAGATGAAATGCTGATCACGCCTGCATTGGTAATTCTTAGATTATCGCCGACTGACCCAGTGATGTTAATACCTGCCCCTGTGGTTCTGCCTGAGGGCAATGCAGTTGTACTCTGCAGACTGCGAACACCGGCATTAGTCACTGTAGCCACTCCACTAACTGTGGCAGTGGTAATACCTAATCCAGCTGCTACACTTAGTACGCCTGTATTTGAGAATGTAATCGAGTCAGCCCCTGAACTCACAGCAAGACCAACGCCAGCGCCTGGCAAGAAATTCACAGTGTCGCCGAATGTTGTTGCTACCACAGACAGATCGTTGTTTACCTGTATTTCTTTAAAAAATGTTTTGTTAGGATCTATAATCAAACTGGTACCGATGCCAGTGAGCGGATCCCCGCCAACAGTGGAATTTTCTGGTAGATTAACAGTAAATCCTACACCTTTAACTTGTGCATTACCGGCCCATAACCCATTCAAAGGATTAGAAGTAGTGTGCTCTGAAGTAAACACTGATTGCCATCTGTGTGTGGTATCACCGAGACTGCGTAAATTATCTGTAGTAGGAGTAAGGTTGGTGTCTAACGAAGTAAAATCTATAGGAGTTAGCCCACTGCCGCCTCCGATGGTTGCCAGTAGAATGTCAAAATTTTCATTTACTTTTACGAAAGCGTCATTGACTTCACTCCACAATATAGGAGGACGACCTGGAATTATATTTGAATTAAAAGGCATTATGTTCTCCCTACCGCTATTTCAATTGTGCCAATGTGATCACTGTCATAGTCTACCAGTGCTTTACCTACCACAGTTCCGACCTTGATATCGTTTCCGCCTGCTACAGCAACGCCTGGAATCTTTGAAGTCACAAGCATTTCTCCTTTACGTATTTTTCCTACCACCTTACATGGTACACGCCCTTGTAACGCTACTAGGTTCTTGAGTCCCGGGCAACCTTCGTACATGGCAAACGCAGCAGTGTTAGATACTACACCAGCCACTCGATTGTCGCCTTGTGTGTTAGTCACAGTAACTTCTTTGCCGCCGCCAAATACCAGTACAGTTCCTACATCGTACTCTTTGTCGCCTTCGTAGTATTCTGCAAGGTCAGCGGAGTATGTGGCCTGTAATCTTGATTCGTTTGGTGATGTACCGCTTAAGGTCCAGCGACCAGTTATAGTGCCAGCTGTGGTATTACCACCTGTGGTTAATGTCTGAACCTGTATAGAAGTCGCGGTTACTGTGGAGCAGGTTATAGGTGCATCTGATACACCGTTCTGCGTTTTGAACTCATGGAAGTTATTCCAGTATGCAGTTTTTCTATTAGCTGGGGTGGCCGAACTGGTTTGTATTAATATACCACCCGCTGAATCAAATCCATAATATCTAATGTATCCGTCTGTGGCTGTGGTGCTAACAGTGTCTATGGCCAAGTTAGCATCTATCTTGATGTTTTGAACGTCTATAGTACGTCCGCCAAAATCACCATTGCTGTCTCTTACTATGACTTCACCATTACCAGCACTTGAACTTGATCCAGCAGATCCTGCCACCACAACATAATTGGCATCTGACGCTGTTGAGCCACCAGTTCTTCTCAAGAATCCTAAGCTGGTATACTGTGATTTCTTGATGGCCAGGCCTTCGTCAATCACCGTGGTAAATGCCACTGCGGCAGCATTAGCTGTGCTTATGCTGCTGTTACCTATCAGTGTGTCTGGAGCCAACTGTGCAAGATCTCCCAACAACACACTGTTGGCTTTGAGCGTGACATGTCCGTTGGTTACATCAAAGTCTGCATTACTAAAACTGCTTAAACCGCTGGCTGCTTGTATCACAGCCGCTGTACCACTAGGGGCAGCTGCCTGTGCAGTGGCAATGGTCATGTTCAACTTGCTTTGTACAATAGCTGCCGCAGCATTAACTTCTGCATTGTTTACCACACCAGCATTCAGCTGCACATCCACATTGTTTAAAGTAGAGTCTATACCTGTGCGTAGGTCAAAGGTTAAATCACCAGTTACGCTGGCATTGATCACTGTGTTGCCAACTCCAGTGAACACCATGAACTGACTGGCTTGAGGATTAGATCCTCCCCAGTTTTGGAAATTACTTAGAGTAAAACTTCTAAGATTGAGAGCATCCTGCGGATCAGTTGCATCTGTAACATTAATGATCTTGTTGAAATTCAAGTTCATGTTACTCTTCATGCCCAACTGTCCATCAAGGGCCATAAAGCCGCCGGTAACAGTAGGTATTAATTGACCTGCCCCGACAACAGAACCATCATGAGATAGCCCTAAACGACGTTCTAAATAGATGCGAGTGGCATTTTCAGTAGGAACCGTATCAATGGCGTTGTCGATGAAACCACTGTCTGTGGAGAATTCAGCCACCGGGACACCACGTTTAAATCCGATACCGTCGAGGTTACTCAATGCTATTGAGCTTGAGAATGTAACCTGTCCTGTACCTTGGTCTACTCTAAAGTATGGACCCACTGAGAAATTACCAAATTGGTCAGTGGTAACATAGAAACAACGTCCTACGTCACGTTCTTGTACTTCGTTTGACGGACTCAACGGGTTAACACTAGACCCATAGATTTCTTTAGGATAGTTAGTGTCGGCATACGATCCAGTACCAATTTCCAATAGGTCGTGCCCTGTAACACGAGTCAGCGAAATACGTATGGTCAGTGTACCGAGACTACCGCTGCTGCGTATAGGCACACCTGCCTTGATGGTATAAGCACTGTCTAGATTGTTAACACCGTTGACCAACGGACGATTAAGAATCAACCTACCGAACGGACCGTTAGTCACTGCTTCTGGTTGATACGTGTTTATGATATATTCTTCACCTAGATACACAAATTTACTGCCTTGTGTTCTTGATATTTCTGTTGTAGCAATAGCTACCACAGCAAATATAGTATCGCCTGCACGTCCTGTTACCAGTCCAACCTTTTGCACACCACTTTGTGTGCCAGTGGTCTCTATAGCATCGCCGCCTAGTTGCGCTGATATTCTAAAACTGTTTGCACCTAGACCAGCAGCCAACACAAAGTATCTGTTCAGCATGCTTACGCCTGTGGGCAAAGTACCAGTGGTTGTGAATTTGACCACGTCGCCGGCCACAAAGCCATGGCTGTTCAGAGTGACCACAGCTGGGTTGGCTATACTGATAGTACAGGTAGTACCAGTCGGAGTTGATGTTATAAATTCTCCGGGCTGGATCACCGTTATGTCTATGTAGTTGTAGTTTTCTCTAGTCTGGGTAAGAGTCAGTCCCGCGATGTTGTATTGATGGGTTCCACTACCTGCTGTGGTTATACTCTCTGGTGTACCGTTCAGTTGTGTGCCAACACTGAACTCAGTTTCAGTTAGATTATTAGGCAACACATAGTATAGTTGATTCGCTACAAACGGAGCAGGCAGTGTGCCTCCGACCGAAACGCTGAAATTCACAGTGTAGGCTTCTAACAGCTTATGTGATTTTGCAGCCTTGATGGTCAATCCACTGCCATTGGCTAATACAAATGTGCTTCCGCTAGGACTGGTAGATACTGTAAATGTGTTGTAACTAGGCTGTGTTTTTATATAATAAGTAGTGCCGCTTACAAAATTATTGGCGGTACTGGTAGGAATGATCCTATCACCTATTCTCAGTTTGTGGTTACTACTGGTGGTACATACATTAGACGCAATAGTCGTAATGGTCACTGATACTCTGAAACGTGTCGGAGTAGCGGTATTGAATAATACTTCGTAAGGACCGTTTGAGTCGACATAAGAATTGAATTCTAATACACGATATACAGTATCCAGCGTCTCACGTAACTTAAGACCAGTGGAAGGTCTCACCGCAACGTTTTCTAATCCACCTGTGAGCAGCGTGAGATTTGACTGTCTCAAGGTCATTTTTGTTCCATCAGCAACTACAGCAAACAATCCTTCAGTAGCTGAGCCTGTACCTGTGGAGAGATTCAATCTTGCAACCCCTACCGGTAGATCGGTTGTAGTCACCGAAGTTACAGGATATCGATATATGCTGTTAGTTGTAGGATGCAATATTTCTATTTCTGAACCACCTAATGGAGTATATTCATAATTGTTTACAAATATCAACAGACCGCCAGCTACGTTGGCAAATGATCCACTGGGGAAATAACAGTCTACACGTTGGCTAAGTTCTTCATATATGGTAGACGGTGTTGGAACTTCTAACGGATCTGCTCCTTCTGCTACTAGGGCGTAGTTACCATGTGCATTTGATCCTGCCACTGAACGAATTTGACCGCCTGTTACTGAGTAATAGGCAATATGGCAGTAGTAGGTAAACATTGAAACAGCTTCTGTGAGACCACCGTTGGCTACAACTATTCCATAGCCTAGGTCATTGATCTGTGTGAAGTCGTTACACAACATACTTCTATTACCAGGCATCAACAGTTCGTATCTATTACCATTGAACTCCACAAATGCCACTGTCGAAGTCTGCAAAGTGGTTCGATTGGTTTGAATAATATTTCTTACAGCAATATTGTTAGCAGCATATCCTACGAAACTAGGTTCTGTAACAGCAACCACTGCCTGCGCCGCTGTAAAATCGACTGCACCGATGATTGAACTCATGGCAGTCATTAGGGTATTGATTGTACCAGCTTCTGTAGCTGTCGCAGCAGTACCGGTAGATCGGCTTACGCCAGAATAACTTACAGCAGGATTTAAATTTTGCACAACCTGACCTAATAGATACTTCAAGTAGGTATGCCATGCAGCAGTTTTAGCCTGTGAGAGCCCCGAGTCAGTCATCACTGCGCCAGTGAGATTGTTGTAGAATTTCAACCCTCTGGTACGTGTGGCCACGTTACCACCGTAGATAACGTCATGGATCACTGCTTCTACAGCTTGTCGAGCCTGAAACTCAATTTCGCCTGCTGCAAAAATATCAAGAGCTGTAAATGGCGCGGTAGGTCCAGCTATCTGGTCAGTGATCCAGCCTATTATCTCAGCCACTGCGTAGTCTCTATTAGCCAATAGCAAATTGTATGCGCTGGTTACATCAACAGATACACTACCAGGTAAAGTAAAGCTGAGTGTCGGGACCGCAGCTAATCCACGTGAAAGCACATCTGCTATCGCTATGTTACTGAGATCCACCGTATCTTGAATGCTAGGATACGCTGTAATTAGATCATTAACTGTGTCATGCACAAACTAAATAGCTTCTATGGTAATGGCTCGCTGACTCTGCAACACCACTCCGCTTTGGCTGAGTCTATAGGTTATTCCGTTCTGGCGTGTCCAGTAGTTGGTATTCAGTACAACGTCTCGACCCAATCCGTCTAGAATCAACCCAGTGTCTCTGCTACAAGCAGCAGAGTTGAATGTGAACACACTGAACGGCCACGGTGTGGTTTCGTCTAAGATAAATGTAGCTGTGCTGCCGTCTTTGTCATAGACAAAATCTCTAACATAATTAATTCTATATACAGCATCAAAAACAATAAACGATGCCGGAAGTTCTGGAAATCTGTCAAGATCACTGACAGATAATCTTGTCGGAGTGACCACTGCATCTATATTGAATTCGAGGTTACCCGCAAAGCCGTCGGTGAACATACCTCCGGCGAACACCTGACGATCTTGGCTGCGGCTGAACGAAGCACATTCTTGGAAGTAAGGTGACCTTGACAATATCTGACCTGTGGGATCCAATACTCCCATAAATCCGCCATGACCGATAGCCGATATAGCCTGCCAACGCACGGTATCGTTGGCCAAGAATACATCCATTTCTTCGTTTTCTAGAGGATAGTTCACTGAACCAGACCCGTCTATAACGTCTTTAAACGCATTAATCAACAGTACTATAACAGCATCTGCACCTAGTTCTGATTGAAACGCAGGATCAATGGTCTGGAAGAACAGTGTTTGTTTTAATCCTGTAATTGTGGTGTTATCTATAATGTTCTGAACTAGAGTATTAAACAGATCTATTACAGCCAAATACTGTGACAGCTGTGTGGTTATTATAGTAGTACCAATATCACTTTGATAATACTTCAGTGCATTGGATATGGTTCTGTTATAACCACCGTAGTCGAGATCGAACGTCATATCGTCGACTAATTGTCCAATACTGCGTTTATAGAAATTTCTGTTGTAAGTAAACCCCGGACTGAACGGAGAAACACCATTAGCTTTGTTGAAATCTATTCTTGCAACGATTTCTTCTTGAAGAAATGTTCTATTCAATCTTATTAAATCAGCAGCAGATTCGTATGCTCCTTTGTTTTGTATCTTTGGATAGACAGGCTCAGTGATATCCTGCAGATAATGATAACCGTATTCTGCTTGCGCAAGGGTTAGCTGATCGGGTATCACATTCTGTGGACCCCAATTACCAGTTGTGTCATTGTAGACCTGACGTATGGTATCCTGATTACCGATAGTTCTGTCTCTGCGGAACTTTTGGAAAGCCCATGGACTGGCTGAAGTTCCAGGACGAGGTCTGAAAATAACACGACGGAATTCATCACCTACCACGCTGACGTTAGGCGGAATTCTTAATGGATAGTTTTCATAGTATTCGCCGCTTTCTACCAATATACTAATCTGTATGTTTCTAGCAATATCACCATAGGTTATACTTTCACCGAGTTGAAAAGTACCGTATATAATATCTACATCGAATATCTCATTTCCGCTGCTGTCTAATGCACCAGCATGGTTAAGAATCTGTGCCAATGCTCCGCTGGTTTTACCGCGAAGGAACAGACCTTCTCTAATGTCTCGTCCTCTAATAGCTTCTGGAGTTGAAGTTGAAACATCACCAGTAAAGTCTGTGCGCAGACCAGCAGTGAATATCAAGAACCTAGGAAGATCAACTATAAAGGTAGGCAAGCTGGTAAAGCCTGCGCCTTTATCTGTGATAGTCACACTGGTGATAACACCTGCGGTAACAACTGCTGTACCAAATGCTCCTGTACCTCCACCACCTGTGATTCTCACAGATACCAAACTATACCCTGTGCCTCCGTTGGATATAGAAACGGATCCCACTTTGTAGGTAAGATTGAATGTAGCACCAGCACCAATAGCACCGATGCCTACTGGTGCAGCACTGGTGCTGATAGTAGTTGGCACAGCGGTTGAGCCTGGCAATGCAGAATACACACCAGTTGATATAATTCTAAATGTTACAATAGCTCCGGGAGTGGTTAGTGTTGATAATACTTCAATAAAACAAGCACTCCCTCCTGCCGCTACAGTGCCGCCTGATATCTGTAGTATATCTCCAGCGTAATAGTTTGTGCCGACACTGACTAACGTTGCTGTGTCTACACTCATTCTCACAGCGCCTGCAAATCCTGTACCTGATATAGGAGAGGTGGTCACGTCAGCTAATGAGCATTCTGATACGCCGTTGTTATATGTCAGTGTCTTTTCGTAAGGCCCGATGATTGGTCTTGAATCTAAAACCAATTCTTCTGCACGTTTTAGAGCCCCCTCGAGTGTGCGATAGGCATACGCCAAGGCTCGACCTTGTAGAGCAGGTGATACGCCAGGTCGATCGTCTTCGCCGCTGGTCGCTACATAAAGATTTACACTAGACCCGAACGCTGAACTGTCTACGTATTGTTTTGTAGCTGCGATTAAACCGCCGTAGAGTTCGTCGTCGTCTGGCTCTGGACTTCTTGACAGGATCAACGGTCCGCTCATACGTCCAAAACTCACGTCTACGGTGCCGGTAGCAGGATCAATAGCATTAACACCTGCTCTGGAAATTTTAGAATCAGCGTAGTTTTTATTAACTAATTCTGTTGAAAATATAGGATCCAGCGGAGTGATTGCAGTTCCAGCATCAATTATACGATATTGATTACCTCCAGAACGCAATGATAAGTCTCCACCTAATTGGGGAGTGGTATCTGCTACAATTTCAGCAAAGTCTGCATTGATAGATATTTCGTTGGGGTTAGTGGTAAAATCAATACTGATACCAGATCCAGCGATGAGTTTTTTAAATGCCAACCCTGATTCAGTGTTGTTCACTGTAACCACTGGAGTATTTCCAGTAGCCGGATCATTTTGTCCTACATAGGTAGCTGGTGCGTCTTCTAGACCGGTGAATTTTAATCTTTCGCCGAGCCCCAGTGAGCTATAAAGTTCTCTAAAGTTGTCATTGACTTTACGGAATGAATCTCTTATACTGTCTCCGGTGCCGTCATTGCCAACGGTACCGATATCGATAGTCTTTCTTGCCATAGTTAGAATCCTAGATTGAGCAAATGCTCTAATATTTAGCCCAAAGTTTTATAAGCCGGATGTAAATACTAGATGTTTCTCAAGATCAAAACTCAGCAAAATCAATACTATAGACTCAGTAAAAACGGAGTCAGCCATCAATACAAAAGAAAAAAGACTGTGGCGGTGTTGAGATGTGATGCCTGTGATGTAGTATTTGAGCGCGACCTTAAACACATGGACAAGAAACGCCTAAGCAACAATTTCTTCCATTGCTGCGGGTCTTGTGATGCTAAAAGATTCGCTCAACGCAAGGGCGTAGAACAGAAACAGATATGGAATATGCCGGCCAGTGTAGATTTGCCAGTGTCTAAATTCTAAACGATTCTCCGCAACCGCAGCGATCGCGTTCATTTGGATTGATGAAATCAAATCCTTCATTGAGCCCATTGCGAACCCAATCCATGGTTAAGCCATTAAGATATGCTAAACTTTTGGCATCTACTAATATCACAAAGTCTTTTTCACCAAAATTAGTAACTCCTACTTCGGTGGTGTACTCGTCAACGTATTCTATAGTATAGGCTAATCCGCTGCACCCTGTAGTTCTTACACCTAACCGAATGCCCACACCTTTACCACGGCGCTCTAAATTCTGTTTGATTTTTTTAGTGGCTGTGTCTGTTACGGTAATCATCAACAGCCGCCTTGATAGCATCTTCTGCTAGAATTGAACAGTGTATCTTAACTGGTGGTAGGGCTAATTCTTCTGCTATTTCTTTGTTTTTGATTGTTCCGGCTTCGTCGAGGGTTTTTCCTTTGAGCCACTCTGTAACGAGGCTCGAGCTTGCGATAGCCGATCCGCAGCCATACGTTTTAAATTTCGCATCTGTAATAATACCTGTATCATCGTCCACCTTTATTTGTAGTTTCATTACGTCACCGCAAGCAGGAGCACCTACCATACCTGTACCTATTGTTGGGTCATCTTTGGCAAACGACCCTACGTTACGTGGATTTTCATAATGATCAATTACTTTGTCCGAGTACGCCATTGATTATTCTCCAGTTTATTATCTTCCAAATGTTTTGCAAGTATTTCTTTTTGTCAGCTTGATAGTCTAATGCCCAGGCATGCTCCCACCAATCAATTAACAGCACAATATCATTTCTAATTTCATGATTAACAATGGTTTTGATCTTGCCATCACGAGCCAAATATGCCCATCCGCTGCCCTGTATCTTCATGGCAGTTTTTTCAAATTCTTCTTTAAATAGATCAAAAGTACCAAAGTGTTTTTCTATAAATGCTAAACTGGCATCATAGGGTCTGTTAGATCCCTCTGGTTTTTGTAATTGACCAAAATAGATATTGTGTAAAAATGCGCCAGCTTCGTTGAAATCGTCATCACCTTCGTTCTTGTTATAACGATCAACATAGGCCTTGTACAGCGTTCCGTAATGATAATCTATGGTTTCTTTGGATTTTACAGGTGCAAGATCCTCGCGATCGTATGGCAGTGACAACTGTATGAGTTTGTCTTTTTTGCCTTCAACAATGAATTTTTGAATGAAATTGTATGTCATACATGTATTTACCGCATAAATAACCTACAAGGAGATTTTAATATGCTAGGATTAATCAAGAAACTTTTTGGCAGCAAGCCGGTCGAATCTGTTGAAGTTCCCTACAAGGTAGAAACTCCACCAGTTGAAGTCACTCCGCCTTCCGTAGAACCAACAGCAGCAGAAGTTACTGCTGAAAACAAAGCAGTGGCAGTGGCCAAAGCCAAACGAGCACCATCGAAAAAAGCGCCTATTAAGAAAGCAGCAGCGCCGAAGGCTCCACGCAAGCCAAAGGCTCCGTAACTTTTTTATCCTGTTCGTATAGAGCAAATGAGGCCAAGTTCTTGGCCTTGCTTTCGCACATGATGTCTGCCCACGACCTATGTGTCAGTGCCCAAGAATTAACTGCGGTGTTCCAATAAAATCCACTGTGTGCTCGCAACTTGGCTTTTTTATAACCTGCTTCTAAGAGGGACGGAAGATCGGGGCGGATGTGTCTGGGATGGTCAATAAGACAGTCTTCCCGTGATACACTGTAATGTATGACAGGCCGCACACCACGCCAACTATCAATAATCCTTTTAACACGATCGTCAGTTGCTTCAATATATTCTCCAGTTTTAATCCAGTGATGATGAATATCCAGTACCAAGGCACAGTCTTTGACTAACTCAATGCTAGATTCAATACCCCATGTCATCTCGTCATTCTCGATGGTAAGACAGTTACGGGCCTCAGGTGTCATCTTGCTGAGAGCGTCACGAACACCTTGTGGACCCAGCTTGCCGGAAATATGCACATTGATCTTGAAGTCTTGGAAGGTTTGACCATATCCCATCCAACGAGCCATGTCCACATGATACTCAAACTCTTCTATGCTACGTTCTACTATGCCCGGGTTAATAGACGCCAACACGCAAAACTGGCCAGGATGAAAACTGAGCCTAACATTATTCTTGCGAGCCACATCACCCACACGGGCAAATCCTTTTTCTGCAAAGGCTCTAACATCGGGCTGCCGCCAAAACCACTTCCAACTAGGCTCAGTGTATACAGGAAGTATATCACTTGAGAGTCGTACCATTCTAAGATCTTCATCTAGTG